TCTTTCATACATATAGTATATCATAACGTGAATAATGTTGCAATAAGATATCGAACATATTTTCTCTTTACAAAGCTGGATACAGCTGCTTTAGAACATATATTTCTTATTTATCATGTGCAGATATGCACAGTTTTCGCTTTCATCTCGGCAATTGAATTACCGAGGATTCCCGCTTATTTTCCTAAAAGCACTTCCTTTGGTACTGTCCAATCCGGCGCCAATCCCTCAACGTTCATATGAATATCATAGCATATAGCGTTATCAATCTGCTTTTTTAATATCGGACATATGACTGTTCTTTCCTGCATAGTTCGCTCCTAACTCCGAACTACTCTTTCAATGTCATCAATGGTCACATCAATTGTGTCCCAGTCGTCAGGCGAATCACCTACATCTGCGAGAAAATGTGTATCATCTAATACTTCGACAATCGCTGCTTTACGGCCATCTTTTAAAAGCACTGTGTCAAATTCCTTTATCTGCATTTACTTCATCTCCTTAATATACGCACTGGTCAGTTTTGTTGTACCATCGGTATTTTTTAGCCATGCTACAATTACATTTGCGGGTGTTCCCTTTTTGCCATAAAGTATCATCTTCTGGACATATCTATCACCATATCCGTTATTGTCAACATACTGTGCCGGATATTTCATAGCTCCCTGTTTCAATACTTCCTGAAGTTCCTGCCAATTCTCCGCCCCATATCCCAAGCGATTCGTAAAGGCTCTGCCCTTAGGATACCCCTTCTCGCTTTTTTCATCAAACAAATATTTCGTAAACTTAGGCTCTGGCAAAATAGCGTTTTCTGCATTCGGCAGCTTCAGCTCTGGACGTTCCAGAAGTTCATGTCGTCTCTGATAGTCGAGTTTCATAAACTTCCACTTTTCGGGTTCATTATACTTCAAATTCTGAAAATCTGCAAAACTTTTCGGCATGTCATCCTCAAGGATTTCTCTATACTGTTCAAACTGTTTCTGATCAGATGAAGTATTCTTAGATGCTTTTGCCTGCGCTTCAGCCTCTATATTTCCTTCTACATATTTCGCATACCATTCCCGATAGTTCATAGATGCCGGAACCAGATAGGTTTTCCCCGTCACAGGATCCCGGGCTCTTCTCTGCATCCGCTGAAAAGCTTCTTCCGATACCACCGCCACGGTTGTTGATCTGCACCAGGGATGCATCGGCGGGCAATTCTTTCCGGGCTTTGCCTCAGACACAAGAAATACCTTCCCATCCAGCTCCCGGCAGATCTCCGACGTCCGGAGATCCAGCGTTGCCAGATACCGGTATTTCTCGATGCCACATTCTTTGTATGACTGCATTTCAATCTGATTAGAAAGATAGCAGCTCTCTGTCCGGATCAGCCTCCGGGCATTACTGGCTCCCTGGGCAAATTTCTTCGCCAGGATATCCGCGGCTTCCCTCTCCGTGCGCCCTGTGACAAGATCTACCAGAAGTTCTTCTTTGAGATCCTCTGCTAGCTTCTGCGTGTTTCCCCAGATTCTGGTGGAATAGTTCCGGCCAGACCACTGGCTGTTCACGGCCTTATCTATTTGTTTCTGGTCAACATGGACAAAAGAAAAGCCCAGACCTACACGCTTCTGAATGTTGTAAACCGAATGATAATAGGCTTTTTCCGCCAATCCCGTGTAACGTCTGGTGCTGATTTTCTTTTCCTGTCGGTAGATATTCTGCATAATCAGATCTATTTGCTCCTGCAGAGCCTCAAGCCGCTGGATCCTTGCCTGATATGCCGGAGCTTCGACTTCCCGGAGAAATTTTTTTCTTTCTTCTGTCTGCTCCGCCGCCTGGAGCTTTTGCAGGAGTTCCCGGATGGATGTCTTATCATACAGCCGGCCGATTAGTTCCTTCGCTTCTTTTTCCGTCAAGCCATGCTTCGTCATATATTTTGTAAAAATCCCGTCGATGGCTTTTTGCAGGTATCTCGTTGAATTGAAATATAACTTTGCCACCTCATCCGCAGTCTTTTCTGCGTCCTGCATGTAGTTCCACATCTGTTGTGCGGCACGGTCAGCCCAGTATTTTTCACTCTTCATCTACATCACTTTCCGATAGTTTTCCGGTATCCGGTGGCGTATTCGGCTCATTTCCAAAAATCTCTTTCTGCTGTTCCAAAGCTTCCTGCTCTTCTTTTTCCACGGCTTTCAGCTCTTCTTCCACATCATCCACGAAGGGTACCTGTGCAAGCAGCGTCTTCCGGCTGACTTTGCCCCACAGGTTTGTGACAATCTGAGAGATTTCCAGAAGGTTTTTCGGCATCGCCCGGGAAAAGACCGGAGTGATGGCTGCCGGTTCTATGTAGATTCCTTTGTTTGCCAGGCAAGTGGTAAGGATCCGGATCCGCTTCCGCAGACCCTTCTTGTAGTACCGGGTTTTGATCTTCGTGATGTTCTCCATTCCCAGCAGTTTGAATTCCATCGCTACGCCGGAAACGTTGCCTCCAAAGTTTTCATCTGTCATGCAGGGGATGTGGCTGAACTTGTGGATATCCTGCTCCAGAGCCTTTTTCAAGATCTCCACGCCGCTCTCATCGAAGGTACGTGTGAGGTATTCTGCCTTCGCATCTGCCGGAAGTTCCAGCAACTTCTCCTTTTTGAGGTGCTTCATCGCCTCTTCCCCGCCTTTTCCGTCTCCTGCTTCCATATCTTCATCAGACAGAAGGGCGCCGTAAAGAGCTAGGATGGAATCAATGAACTGTTCCTTATCGGTGACTCGGTCGCTCATCAAGGCATTGTAGGCATCAATCAGTGGAATCTGGAGTTCAAAATCACCAATTCCCAGCTTATTATTGAGATACTCAACGATCGGTACCTCACCCTTGAAATGTGCTTCCGGTTCCTCCAGGAGAGCCTGTGGGCCTTTGATCTCTTCGATATTCAGCACATACTTATAGTTCTTCGTCAGCACCGTGGCCACATAGGTTCTCGGCCGTTGATCGGAATCATCGAGCCGTACATAGTAGTAGACGCCGAACAATTCTTTCTGTTCGATCGTGTCATCATAGACTATAAATGTGTGTTCTGGAGGAAGGTTTTTGATAATCTGCTCTGTCCCGTCCTGCTCAGTGTAGATGTACTCATAGGCCCTGCCGTAGATTGATAGATCCAGCCCGTTGTCACCGTCCGCCTCATCAGCCCCGGCATTCTCCAGAGCATCGAGAAGATAGTTGATATCCTGGTCAGATTTGTATACTACCGGTTCCCCGATGAAGTAAGAGCTGGCTGTGTCTGTGATATCCTTCGCATGATTGCAGACCAGACGGTTTTCCCGGCTTTCTTCATTCAAAATCTCATGCCTGCCCTCATAATAGTTTTTCAGGCGCTTGAGCCGATCCACGCAGGCCCGGTGCTTGTGAATCAAATGTAAAATAGCCTGCTTGTCTGGATTCAATTCATCCCAGGCATCCGCAGGCATCATAAATACATGCATATATTCTCACCTCCTTAATGGAATCCGGCTTTATTTTTGTTCCGAATAATAGCTTTCTGGTCGTTTAGTACGGTGTATGCAAAGTAGCGTAATGCATCCATGCAGTGATCATTGAGTTTGACGGGCTTATCTATGCCACTTTCGGCTGCCTTTTCGTCCCAAACGTATGACGCAAACTCTTTGATGGTGTTCTGACACTCATCGGAGAACAGCAATTTTCCCTGATTCAGCTTTGTTCCTACAACACGAATGCCGTCTTCCACCTCGTTTTTTGCTTTCAGTACAGAAATACCTCTCTTCCGCAGTTCTGCAATAAAAGACGCCGCCGACGGGTCCACAATCATATACCGGATTTTTGTTCCGTTCAGCCATTCTTCCAGGTCGTCTGCATACTCACGGTCTGTTTTCTGTCTGGCGTTATCTCGACCAGAGTAGTAATATTCCCGGATGCAGTACCAGATCCCGTCAGTTCCCTTGCTCCACAGTAGGAACACAGTGGCGTTCTGGGTACCGTAGTCGCAGCTCACATACCGTCCCGAAGGAAGAAGCTTTTCTTCAAATGACGCCAGCTGTTTGACGTGCTTTTCTACATCGAACATATCGTAGATGATTCCCTCAGCCATGCACCATAAGCCTTGTATATATCGCTTGTAGAACACGCCGGAATACATCCCGCGATATCTTTCTTTCACCTTCGGAGACAGGCTCAAGTTGTCGTCCATTGTGAAATGAAGGTACAGGATTTTCTTCAATCCTGACGGCTTATGGTCTTCCGCTGCCTGTTTTTCAATCTCGGCAGTTTTCTTTTTCCCAAGGTAGCCAACAGACTTATTGATCCAATCCTGCTTAAACCAATGGTAGGGGCCGTCCGGATTGCAATTCCACCAGAACTTTGAACCCTCGACGGAACAACGGCCGGTCGCCTGGTTCACGAAGGACTCCGGCATCAACGCAACTTCATCGAAGAATACGCCGGCTAAGGTAATGCCCTGGATCAGATCCTGTGAACGCTCATCCTTACCGCCGAAAATGTAGAAGTAGTTCTCCGTATCTCCGCGGGAAATCACTACAAGGTTATCCGCCCGATGATCCGTGACGGTATAACCGCGGGATTTCAGCATCAACTTGAGCCAGAACAAAACATTACGCCGGAAAGAACCGATAGTTTTTCCGCACATGGCAAAGTTCTGGCCAGAGAAGCTGCTCATTGCCCAGAGAACAAAGGACAGTGACATGCTGACAGTTTTACCCGAACGGATTGCTCCGTCCGCTATGATGCCGTCATAATCCCGCACAGGTGAGCCTTCACACCACCAATTCAGAACCTTCCTCTGTTTTTGTGAGAAAGGCTGGAAATGGAAATACTGCTTAACTTTCTTCATCGGACCAATCCTCCGCCACGGTTCCTTTCAACGCTTCCAGGAAACCATCATCGGCTATTCCTTCTTCATCATCTGCCTGCGTTTTCGCCTTGATCGCTGCCGTCTGTGCCTTGATCTGCTCAACTTTCGCTTTCTGTTCCTCCGTTGCCATATTCATATGACGAGCCAGCCAATCCAGGGCTTTCATACGGTCCGCCAGCTTGATAGACGCACCATTTTTTCCGTTCTTGACCTCGGCGATCAGTGTTCCGTCAACCTGTCCGGATTCCTTGAAACGAATGACATTGACTTTCTGCTTCAAGGGAACTTTTTTACCGGTGGCAGGATCTTCAACCAGAACCGGGCCGAATGTACCGATAACATTTTCCTCTTCCTGTCCGAATTCCACAAAATCTGTGACGTCAGCAAAGGCGATATCCATGTATTTCTGGAAGATATCAGCCTCATTCAGAAGTTCACGGTTCAGGCGGGATTGTTTAAGACGGTTGATCTCTGCCCGGACATTATCAAATGTCATCATTCGGGAACCATTCGTGCGTGCTGCGTATTCATCACACCCATAAGCTTTCTGATATGCCTTTGTAGCATTGAAACAACGACTGTAATAAATACAAAAAAGCCGCTGTTTATCGGTTAAATCAGGATTCTTCATAACCTGTTCAACGTCTCTTTCAGCCGCCTTTTTTTCTTCCACCTTTTTATTTTTGGAACGCTCCATACTTTTTTGGAACGTTCCATTCAGCTTTTTATCCCAGGAGTCCTTGGACTTCCATCCTCTGACTGTCCCAGGTGAAATATTCAGCTGACTTGCAATCTCAGCCAAATCTATCTTTCCATCATGCTCTTGGTAAATCTCAAAAGCCTTATTTCGGTTTGGGTCTCTTGCTCTTCCCAAGTATCACCACCTCTCAATCGTTTTATTTTTGCCCACAGAAAAGGCAGCCCTGAAGGACTGCCTTTTTATATTATAGACCGGTTATATAAGGTTCATCGGAGTGACATGCTCCCACCACTTAAAT